GCAATAAACCTAGTAAGTTCTGCTAGCTCATCATTTAATTTTACGCCGTCAAGTCGGCATAGAGAGGATAGCTTCATAGCTAAAATCGCATCAACCTGCTCTTTATTGAATTTGTATTTTGCTATCAATGCTGCCGCGGCATCCTTTGGACTATCACTACCTTTGATAATAGCAACGATATCATCAATATTTGCTAAGGCAATTAGTAATCCATTAATGATGTTTTCGCGCGCAAGCGCTTTATTTAAATCAAATTCAATCATATTACGCTTACATTCTCTAATATGAGTAATATAAGCATCGCACGCTTCGCGCCAACCAAATACTTTTGGGAATCGTCCTTTATCCAAAAGAATCATATTTATAGAAAAGTGATTTTCAAGTGAAGTGTCATGATATAGCTTAGCAATCATCTTATCTGGATTCTGTCCTTTGGAAAGATAAATACGAATATCTGCAGTTTTCTTTGTATGGTCAATCACCTTATCAATACCATAATCTGGATCTTCATTAACCAATGATGCAAGCTGATCCATTACAGTATTAGTAAATACTCCATACGGAAGTTCTGTTGCTTGAAGCATATTTTCTTTAGGCTGATAAGTCATTTTCGCGCGCAAGCGTATAGATTTACCACGCCCCACTCGCAAACTATCTTTTACTTCAGTAGCATTTGTAAGAATACCGCCAGTAGCAAAGTCTGGAGCACAATAAATTTGATCAAAGCTAACTGAAGGGTTTTTAATGATTTTAATAAGAGCATCATTAACTTCTTTAAGATTAAACTGAGGTACAGATGTTGCCATTGCCACTGCAATACCTTGACAACCATTTACAATATTCCAATAACCAATGGATGGGAATACTGATGGAATTTGTTCTGAATCATCATAATTCCAATACCATTCTATAATAGCATTTTTCTTTAATCCATCAAACATGAAGTCTGAAACTTCGCTGGACTTCATTTCTACATAACGAGCAGCTGCATGACTATCAGGAGATGAAGGATTACCATAGCTACCTTGTACATCTTCTAGCGGATAGCGGCTTGACCATGGCCTTGCCGCGCGAATAAGAGCATCATACATTGCTACATCGCCATGAACATATGATTGAGACATGGCTGAAGCTACGCTCTTTTGCGCCTTCTGAAACTTATCCTTATGAGTGAGCTTATTCGTAAACTGAGCATATAGACCTTGCCGCAAACCGATTTTTAGCATATCGCGTACATCCGGTAGTGCACGTTCTTGAGCCACCGATGCCGCATATTTTAGAAACGCTTCTTCGGTTGTCTTTTGAAAGTCTACATTCTTAATCATATTCTCACTTCCTATTCCTCTTAGTTTGCAGTTGCTTCAATTCTTACTTTTGATTGCTCAAAATAATCAGGGTTTATTTCACACCCAAGAAAATTTCGTCCTGTTTCTAAAGCAGCAACACCTGTTGTTCCACTTCCACTAAAACAATCCAGTACTGTATCACCTTCATTACTATGCTTTAAAATCAATGTTTTTATTAGTTCTAATGGTTTTTGAGTAGGATGAAATCTACCTTTATCATGACAAATTGGAAAATTGTATATACCATTATCATATGAACTATTGAAGGTAGGCTTTGCTTTCTTAATCCCTAATACTGCAACTTCTCTTGCATTAGATAAATAATTAATTTTACTATTTATCGGAACTGGATTGGTCTTTAACCATTCAATAAATCTAATTTGTTTAAATTTATTATTATCATAATAAGCTTTTATAGTTTCAATCTTCCATAAGTCATAAAAACATATCATTGTTCCACCATCACGCAAGATACGATAACTTTGTTTAAATACTTCTTCTAGACCTGTAAAATTTTTATCCCAATCGCCAAAATCCATTGAAATTCTAAAACGATCAGTATCAGTACCTGTTAATTCACCATTTTGAAAATTTGTATCTCGAGATATTTCATATGGCGGATCTATTAAAACTAAATCAATAGATTTAGCTTCAATTTTTGGAAGAAAATCGAAGCAAGATTCATTTGTATATTTAATTAATTTTGACATTATTAGAAATCACCTCATTAAATTTATAAGGATCATACCAATAGCAACCTTCACAAAAATTGCTATCTTCATCTCCCTTTATCCATCCCACTTTATATCCAAGTACTTTTGCATCAAATCGTTTGTTACAATTACGGCAATTTTTGCAATGCTGCCTTTTAGCATCATTTTCTGCTTTACTTAAACATTGAAATTGATCTATATTAACAGCTTTCTCAGAATAACGTCCGTCTTTATGATCACATTCATTTTGAGAATGAACATAGAGAATAACACTCGGACGACTAACAACAGTTTGTCTGATAGATGGATTAATTACATGATCACGAATTTTTTCAGTATTAAATCCATTTAGTCTAATTGCGGCAATTTTACGTATACCAGAAGTTGTATACTGCTTCTCTATAATATACTTTTTTGCTAGTGGTCCATCACTTCTATTCCAATCACCGCCATTATTATGAGCTAATCCTGCTTCTTCCCATTCTTCTCGTGTTACCCAGCGAGAGATACCATTTTCATTAGGCGAAGCCAGCTGAATAAATTTTTCTGCTTTAGTCATTATAATAAAATTCCTTTCATTTTCTGTAATAATTATAAAATAAATTTTATTATTTGTCAATTATTAAATATTAAATATTATTTTATCATTAACATGTCCCCTTTTTAAGATCTGATATGTAATAGGTTTTATATAATAATATTTATTTAATAATTCTATAGTAGGTTTAAGAATATGACGTATAGTATCCGCTGGTTTTTGATAACTAAAAGGTAATTCTTTAAAAGTCATAACTCTTTTATTATATTTTTTAAAATATTCTATTAAACATAGAAATACTAGACTATATTTACTGGGCTCGGATTTTAAATTTATATATTGTTTAAAATTAATTCTGACAGTATATTTACTAGTAATAATATCTTCTATAGGTTTATTATCTTTAACTAATCCTAATTTTATTAATTTATTATTACTTTCAGTATATTGATGATAACCAAAACCGCCTTTATCTTTCTTATTAAATAGTTTCAAATAGTGTGCTGGATAAGGTTCATAATTTATTAAATTAGTATAAACATAATATAATAATAAGTCTAAATCAGAACTATTTAATTGATTTGTATTATTTAAAAAAAATACTGGATTTAACGTAAGTAATATGTCTGTATTATCAAAATTAATATTAGAAACATTTTGAAATAAACTTTCTTCAACTATATCCTCTTGAATAATTTTATTGTTTAATTGTTCTTCTTGCTGCATTTGAGTAAATGGACTATGATTACCTTTTGTTTTATTATAGCCATTATTTACACTATTATACTTATAAATATAATATGCTTCTTCATCATTAAGATCTTCTGGCTTACATCTCACTAAAATTTCAAAAGTATATAATTCAGGATATCTTTGAAAGCGTTGATGCCAATCATTTTCATCATACTTATTTGAACTATGCTGCTTTAATCGTCCATAAACATCAATAGATTGTCCTATATAACATTCATTAGTTTCTTTATTTGTAATTTTATAAATACCACAAACAGCCATAATAACCTCAACTATTCAAAATATTAAAATCAACATTATCAAACAAGAAATCCCTACGTCCATCGACTTCAGTGCCCATTAGCATCTTTAGTGATTCCGCCGCGAGTTCAGCATCGTTAATAGTAAGAATATCCAAACGCCGATTTACAGGATGTAGCATAGATTCTTCCATATCTTCTGCTACCATCTCACCCAACCCCTTGTAGCGGCTTTGCTCCCATCCACTATGAGTTTTCTTTAATTCAGCAAGTTCATCTTCATCATAAGCATATACATGCTGTTTGCCTTTACTTAATCTGTAAAGCGGCGCGCGTAACCAGCCAAGTCGTCCTTCTTCAATGAATTTAGGCATTAGTACATAGAAGAGAGTTGCAATTAGACACATAATAGAATATCCATCCACATCAGCATCTGTTGCAATTGCGACTTTCCCATAATTAAGTTTCTTCTCATTATAACGTTCTTGAATACCACACCCAAGCGCCATAATAATATCAGATACCTCTTGATTTTCTAGACATTCTTCTAGTGGATGCTTCATTAAATTCTTTACTTTACCACGCACGGCATAAAGTGCTTCTGTCTTTACATCACGCGCTGGCATCAAACCACCAAGTGCAGAATTACCTTCACAAATAATAAGCATTGAGTCTTGGCCGTGTTTTTCACAATCCTTGAACTTATCAGAAGAAGTAACCTTACGCTTACGTTGTTCGGTTTCTTTTTTCTCCATAGAGAGAACTGCATTTCTTGCACGTTCCGCGGCCTCATCGGCCTTTTCTAATCGTTCAATAGTAGCTACTACTGCATTAAATTCATTATTATGCTCATTAGCAAATTGTTTTAGCGCTTCACTAATTGCGGTAGAAGTAGCGGTACGAGCTTCAGGATTAGCTAAGGCAGTCTTTGCTTGATTTGAAAATTGACCCACTTTAACTTTAACAGAAACAAAGCCATCAAGTAAATTACGAATAGTATCTCCATCAAATTTACTATTAGCTAAACTATTAAAAGTACGGGTTAATGAAGATTTAAATCCACTAATAAATGCACCGCCATCTGGCATATAAAGTCCGTTAGCATATCCTTTAATATGGCCTCGTTTTTTTACCCATTGTAATGCTAATTCAACTTCACAATCATCTGTTTTATAATTATAGTGAAATGGTTTTGAAATAGTATCTTTATTACTTAATCCATCAATTAAGCCATTTTGTGATTGAAAGATTTCTTCTGGTGCTTTATCTACTATAAGTGAAATTTTAAGTCCTTTTGAAAAATAGGATAATTCTCTTAACATTTGGCGCAATTTATCAAGCTCAATAAAATAACTACCATAAACTTTTTCATCGGGCGAATAAGTAATTTTTGTACCAGTAGAAGAGTCTCCTTTTTTCGCTATTACACCAGTTACTTCATGTGCGCCTTCATCATCACTCTCAAAGCGTTGCGTATAAATTTTTCCATCTCGATGTACTTCAACTTCAAGCCACTTAGCAGTATGATTGACAATTTTATTACCGCAACCATTAATGCCCACTGAAGATTCGTATGCGGTTCCTGCATGTTTTCCACCGCTATGATTTATCAACATCGCAGCGGTAAGTGAGTTCATACCATCTTCACGTATTGCAACAGGAATACCACGCATATTGTCTTCTACGCTAATAATACGTTTACTAGTATCTATAGTGATTTTTAGGAAGGGATTTTTAGGCTTATACACTTCATATTCATCTTGCGTATTAACAATAAGTTCGCGCAAACCTAAATTAACTGCTTCCTGTCTATCTCCGGAAAGATACATTCCGATCTTTTCTCTAAATGCTCTACCTTGTGAAAGCGTTACTATATCTTTTCCTTCATAAGACATTAAATATTTCCCTCCTCATAATCTGATTTAAATCTCCAATGATATCCATAAGCTTTATGTTTTTT